CGAAAAGACTGAGGTATAATCGGACTCTTGTCTCTGTTTCTAGGATGTGCTTACACTCCCTAGGAACACCTGACCTATAGTCGAGCTGATCGAGCAGGCTTTCGAATTTCTTCGAAAGCTTACTCTGAGCTCTTAATCTGATGGTCGGATCACGCTTTAACCCCTTATCGAGGTTAAAGAGGAATCGACCTTCATACTGAATGGGTATTGGGGCGTATGGCTCTTCTGAAGGAAGACCCAAACCACCCATTTCCCTTATATGTAGAGGATCTGCTTTGAATCGTTTTGCGATTCCGAGCAAATCCTTGTTTGTAATATTCGCGACTCTCCAAACGACGCGGCGTGAAACGCCGCGACGAATGGACTCTCGCATAACAGTATTGAGGTTATCGTACGCGTTCCCCAAAGAGGAACGGTGCACGAAGCCCCGTAAAGATAAAGTGGGAATGAGTTGAAGCCCATTGCCCCTGAGTTCGTAGAGCGCCTCGCAAAAGGTGCCCCGGAACTCCGAGACAAAGGATTTCTCCCTATTTACCACCATTCCGGTCACTTCCATTAGACTTTGATAAGAAGCCCATTGGTTCCGTGTCCAAAAAGCAATGAGGTCGTCCCCCTTGAGCCAAAAAAGCCCAAGAGGATCAACTCTCTCTGCAATAATTTGATGGGAAAGCGTTAGGAGCGTCCAGCTAGCTGGAAGCCCCATAAACGCCCCACGAAGGGTCTTATAAGTAACACCTTCCTGATTTACGGCTTCTTGACCATAAATCAAGTCGGGTACGATGCCCAAATGTCCTGTCAACCAAGAAAGCCACTGATGGCACAAACCATCAGTCGCCTTCTTGAGATCGGCACTATAAACGAACCGTTTCTTCGAGTCTTTAGGCTGACGCCTAAAGGCAAGAAAATTCGGCGTATGATTAAGTGCTTCTCCACTCCCTCGTCGTGAGACGACGGAGCCGAAAAGTGCCTTACGTACCATATGTCCGTTAGCGACGAGTCGCGCATCGGATACGGTAACTATACGAGCCTTCGACGGTTCCTTCACCACTACAGCCCGCGACGGCTGGATTGGTGTCGGATCCGAAGAGTCTTTGTTAACAAGTTTCATAGCCTTGCGATAAGCTTTTGGCCTATCCCTAGACTTGAACCATGTATTATCAGGATCTTCCGGAGGGGGGTCGAGATCTATGCTTAGGCGGTCTAAGACCGCCTTTGCGTAGCCCGTCCTCCCCCCGTGCTTCCTTGAATTTTGAGTCACTGAAGAGGCTCCTGAGTAATCAGGAACCTTCTCAAATGACTTTGAGCACTTTTTTGCTAACTTCTTCAACCACTTACGGGTGGAAGATGGAAGCTTACGGTAAAATTTGTGGCCACAATTACGAGGGTCTTCCCAACCTGGGTAAGGTCGGGATGACTCCTTGTGAAAGTCGGCAAGAGCTTCGTCGCATTCTACCTTGGTAGGTAGCGGCAATGCCCTTTTTATACAGCTTAACTGGTAAAGTTGATTCACCGTCACGTGATAGCGACGGGGAAACAAGATTCCAGAAAGATTTGCTATTGGTGACGACACTGCCTCTCCTCGGAGAGATCGTGAACGTGCAACCAAACACGCAACTTTGAGACGACGGATGATAGCTTCCGTGGAAGATGTCGTCCGAAGTTTCCTTTTAAGATGGGCAAAGAAGTTCCCTACATAAGGGGACTCCCTTTTCCATCCAATTGTTAGAAAAGCAGCGTTAATTGCATCAAGCACAATTTGAGCTTCACGCGAAAAACGTTTACTATTTCTAGCGGAACGCTGAGAGGAACCTTGCCGGTTGCTCCCAGACATACGGGCCGCTGAATGTAGCGAAAGGG